AGCTTTATTTCCAGAACAACACGGCTGTCTTGACCGTCACGACGGACGCCGTGGCCCCGGCCGCGACGATCTGCCCGTTGGCGGCTCAGTTTACCGCGCCGGCCGTTGGGCAGCAGGTCACGGTTTCGACGACCACGGCTCCCGAGTTCACCTCGGGCAACTACGTGTCCGTGGGGCCTTACTCCAACGCGGGCATCGACATTTATCTGGTCGTAGGGGTGAACCTCTCAGCGAACACGATCACGCTGATGAAGACCTCCACGCAATTCACCCAGGCGACGATCCACTTCGCCGGAGAATTCATCGTGGGGCAGCCCCACGTGACCGTGGCGAACAACTCGGCCGTCATCGCGACGGGAGGCTTCAATACGCCGCTCCTCGAATACTACGGGTTCCAGGCGACCACGGAGGTCCTCACGGGCGCCCTCACTGCTGGGACCGTGGTCGCCTCGGGCACGGAGATCCTCTCCGTCGATGCCAACGGTGCAGGGCAGGTCGAGAACGCGGGCGTCCAAGTGAACGGCCCCCTGCTATGGTTCGACACCCTCGGGGACTACGGGTACATCTTCAAGAACCGTTCGATCCAATCGGTCCAGTATGTGGGCCTTGATCAAGGCACGTTCTATATTCGTCCCGTGATCACGGATGAAGGACTGCTCGGGAACTACTCGTTCTGCAAGGTCGCGGCCAACACGGGCCAGCCTGGCGCTCCTTCGTTCGACACGATGTACTTCTTCGGTCAGCGTGAGATCTACAAGTACACCGGGGGCGATCAGCTGACTCCGGTGAGCCGTCAGCACTCGGTCGAGGTGTACGCGGAGCTCGATCGGACCCGGGCCAACGAGATCGTGGGCTACCACAACGAGGCGAGCTTTGAGGTCTGGTTCGCGTACCCTGTGATCGGCGGCTCCCCGACCGACGCCTCCTACCGGGTCCTGATCTACAACTACGTCGAGGACTCGACCACGATCGACGACTATGATCCCAGCGTTCATCCGAACCTGATCCTCCATGGTATAACTGCTCTGTCTCGGTTGAACTTGGCTTTGGACATCCCGTGGAACCAGGCGAACGGGACGTGGGCGGCTCCTCTCTCGTGGCCGGCGAACCAGTCGTGGCAGGGTCTAGAAAGTGATGCGCCCCTCAATTATTCCGTCGCGGGGTTTCAGCTTAACGAGGCAAAGGGAGCCCCGACGCTTGCGCTCTTGAATCAGGGCTTCGATCGCGACGGCAACGCGATGCTGTGCCAGTACGAGACAGCGGATTTCGACGCGGGTAACTCGGACCTGTATAAGTACCACGACACGCTTCTCATGAACTTCCAAGTCGTGAAGGACCTCGTGTTGGGTCCGAATCCCTTGGTCGTCACGGTGCAGATCGGATCAAGGACCAATCTCGATTCAAGCCTTGTGTGGTCGAACCCTGTCGAGGTGAACTGTCAGGGCGACGGGAACTATGTGACCAAGGCCAATATCAGGCGCATGGGCCGCTATCTCCGCATCCGGATCAATAGCAACCAGGCCGGATGCGGGTGGAGGATCTCAAAACTCCTGCCGATGGGGAGGCTTGGAGGGCCGTACTGATGGCCGCTGTCGAGCCACTCTCAATCAGTGAGGCACCCCGGTCCGTAGTCCAGAATACCCAGTCGGACGCGGGTCAGCTTCAGTCCTCGGTTTCTAAGTGGGCGAAAGAGGTTTCGCTCGCGCTCCGGAACATCCATTCGACGGTCCAGACCCTGAAAACGGCGGCTGCAACCCCGGCCGTTACCACGGCAGCCGCGACGACGAGCACGCCGTCCGTGCAGCAGGTCGTCGAGCAGGCCGGGCTGAACGGCTGGTCCCCGATGTTCGCGCTTCAGAACTACGCGGGCGCCGTGATCATGAAGCTCGTCGGATGGACGGGCGGCACAGGCACGGCGCCGGCCTCGGGCCTCTACATTGGGCCGGGCGGGTTCGAGTCGAATCCAGGCGCTGCGACAAACCTGATCGGCCCCGCGGCGTCCGCGGGAGGTATTACCGCGCAACTCGTATTCAGCGCGACCTCGACCACGGCGCCTCCGCCTACCGGGGGAGTGATCTTCGACAATGCAACCTTTGGGTCGATCGCGAACATTTACGCGAGCAACGTGGATCGGAATGGGACTTCGATCTCTTTGGTCCTTGGACAGATTGGGGTTGGCTCCCTGATCAACGTCTTTCAGCAGAGCCCGACCACGACGTACACGTTCGCGACGTTCGTCGTCACGGCTGCGATCACGCACTCCGGGTACTACCAGTTCACGGTCACGCCGCTCTCGGGTCAGGTCCTTCCCGACGTTCAGCCTGTTGGGTTTTCGTTCACGTGCCAGAGCGGGTCCACCGGGGTGCTCCTCGCCGGCGACGTCACCGGGCCGTCCGGGTCGAACACGGTGGCCAACATGTCGGGGGTGGGATACATCACTGAAACCCCGGTTGGGTACGCGACGGGAGGCAACATCCAAGTGCGCTTTGATCTCGGGGCCTATGGCGCGATCGCGCTCTCGACTTCCTCCGCCAGCTTCTCCCCCTCGGGGTCATACGGTATGGTGCGGGGCCGAAAGCAGCGGCTCGACCTCACGAACGCCTACGGGAGCACGATCACGCTTGCATGGAATTCCTCGTGGTTGGTTGCGAACGGAGCGTTGCCGACATCACTTGCGAATGGGGCCGTGCTCCGGGTTGAGCTACAATGCGTCGGGACCTCGGAGGCGTCGATCGTCGCTTCATGGTTCGTGACTTCGGGAAGCGGGGGCAATGTGACCGGGCCGGCCGGGGCCACGGCCAACGACTTCTGCTCCTTCAACGGGGCGACCGGGCTGATCATCAAGGACAGCGGGTTTTCTTCGTCCTCCTTCGATGCAGCGGGAGCCGCTGCGGCAGCCCAAGCTGCGGCCATTGCGTCCTCCGTTCAGGCCGCCAACAACCTTAGCGACGTGGCAAATCTCGCGACCTCCCGTTTGAACCTGGCGAACAGCCAGCAGGCGACCGGGATCATCGGGGCGTACACGGTGAACTTCGCCGGGCAGGAGACGCTCACGCTGACCCTCTCGGGTAACACGACCTTCTCGTCCTCCAATCTGGTGTTCGGTAGGAAGGTGATGCTGAACCTCCTTAATCCGACCGGGGGTCCGGTTTCGCTGACGTGGCCGGCGTGGTTCTCGGCCGGGCCGTCCACGTTGCCCGCGAGCATCCCGGCCGCGACAACGCTTCAGATCCGACTCTACGCTCTCAGCACTACCGATGCCTCGGTCATGTACTATTACGTAGCCCCGGCGACCGGGGTGCTCCTCGCCGGCGACGTCACCGGGCCGTCCGGGTCGAACACGGTGGCCAACATGTCGGGGGTGGGATACATCACTGAAACCCCGGTTGGGTACGCGACGGGCGGCAACATCCAAGTGCGATTTGATCTCGGGGCCTACGACGCGATCGGCCTCACGATAGCGGCCAGCTTCTCGCCCGCGGGATCCGGGGGCATAGCCAAGGGGCGGCGCCAGATCCTCGACATCACGAACACGACGGGAGGTCCCCTTGGGCTCACGTGGAACGCGGCCTGGCAACTTTGCAACGGCGCCCTACCCATCACGATCGCTGCCGGCGCGTGGCTGCGGGTCGTCCTCTACTGCACGGGCACGACCGAGGCCAGCATCGTCGCCTCCTACTTCGCCGCCTCCACCGCGGCGATCACCGCGCTGACCGGAGATGTCACGGCGACGGGTCCCGGCAGCGTGGCGGCCACCATCGCAGCCAACGCCGTCACGAATGCGAAGCTCGCGCAGATGGCGGCCAAGACGATCAAGGGCAACGCTTCCGCGGGCACTGCGAATGCCGCGGACCTGACGGCCCTTCCTTTCGCGATAGCCCCGTCGTCGCCCAACGCGCAGATCAACTGGAATCTCCGGTACTTCGTGGAAGACTATGCGACGGTGCAGCTGGCGCTCACGGCCGCCGCGAATGCCCATGGGGTCCTCATGCTCCCTCCGGGGATCACCGACATGGCCATCGGAACGAGCAGCCTGGGCCTACAGCTTCCGGGGTCGTTCACCGGGTATTTCGGGATCATGGGGTGCGGCTCCAAGGTCTCGATCCTGCGGCAGTCGAATGCGGCGAACGGCCTCACGCTGGACCTATCGGCCGCCAACCCCGCGCCGAATTCCTTCATCGACACCGGGGCCAACCTGCGCGGGTTCTCGGTGCTGTCGAACAACTCTGGGTGCAAGCGGGCGCTCTACGTCACGTACGGCACGGTTT